TTGAATATCTTTTTTAGTTAGACCAGTACAGGCAACTTCAAAATGAAGTCCGTCTTCGTCATAAAAAATATCTAGTGGGTGTGGTTGTTTGTTTTCAAACGTAGTTGGTTGAAAAGCTCCGTCTGCCTTAAATAGGTTACGGAATAGTAAGTCGAACGGTGTACGTTCATTGAATAATGTACTCATATCATTTAGTTTTGTGAGGCCGTAGCTCTCGGTTAATTTAATTTGAATATAATTGCATGCCCTAGCTCTACAATATTAAATTCCATTATACATATATGATTATTCATTCCTAGCGATAAAATATTCACTTTCCGTTTCTGTTGTTGAGAAATTAGCCTTTAACATACCTACTTCTGATATTTTTAATGATCCTTTCTCCATGTCCTTATTAGCATTTAATATATCTTTAAATATATCTGAATCAAATGGGATTTGGATATCGCTTTTAGTAATATTACCTCTAAGTTGATAAGTAATTTTATTAGAAAATCCAGTATTATCACCAAATATAATTTCACATACATTTACACCATCAAAATCTGTTGTTGTAGTAATTAACATATTATTTACATCAGCTAAAGCACTTTTTGCTTTAATTAAATGTGTAATATCTTCATTAGTTAAATCGATTTCTATTTCAAATGCTTCAGGATCTTCATAATAAGTATTTTTACCTAAAATTAAAATATCAGCTAATGAATAAGTCAAATCAAAATTCAAATCAGCAATATGCATTTTAGTATAAACTGCTTTGATTTTTTCAAGTGAAATACTTAATTCACCATTAGTAATAGAAAGTAATTTTGATAGTTTGTGAGTATCAAATACACCTAATTCAGCGTCTTCAAGGTTAAAGTTATTATGTACTACTTTACATACCCTACCATTATCGCCTGCATAAACGGTTAGTTGATTGTCTTTAATACGCCATTTTACTTGATTATTTAATCCGTTTAAATAATATTTTGAAATAACGCTTGTTAGTGTTGATTTATTTACCATAGTTGTAATATATGAAATTTATTTTGTTCTTCCACCTTTTTTTCTATTTTCTGTTATTGTTAATGGCTGAGTATTGGTGTAATGGAAACTCCCACCTTTAACTAGGGGTTTAATATGATCTATTTCCCAATAACTACCATAATTCTCCCAATTCATTTCATCTGTAAATTGTTGTTCTAAATATACAATATAGTCTTCGATTTTACAACCTAAAAGTTTAAATGAAGCATTAGATTTATTTTTAATTGCTTTATATATTCGAGTTCTGATGTTAGATTTTAGTCTATATATTGGATCGTTAGCCCATTTTTCTCTTTGTTTCCTATTATATTCATCTCTATTTATTTCATGCCATTTAACCATGTAATCAGGATTTTCCTCATTCCATTTTTTCATTCGGATATAGTGTTTTTTTCTAAATTCTTCGCTTTCCCAAGATTTAGAATAGTATTTATTTCTTAATTCAGGTGTTGAATTTTTTTTATACCATTCTTTTCTATATTCTTCAGCTATAACCAAATTTTTAGGGTCATTCCTATATTTTTTTAGATATGGTTTTTGACATTCTTTACATTGAGAACTTCTACCTAATTTTTTAGACTTATCTTTTTTAAATTCAGATTCATCTTTTTCTACTTTACATTTACTACATTTTGCCATAATAAGGATTCTTTATTGATTCCATTATAAATATGACTAAATCTCGAAAGATGACAAGGAATTAACATAAGGATTCAAATCAAGCTTCCATTGTAAGTCTCCGAAGAAACCAGCTAATTTATTTAATAATATTGAATCGAATACTTTTTGTCTGTCAGCATAAGCATTTAAAAAGTCATTAATCTTTTCTGGTACATCAAAATCCTGAAATGCTAATGCTTCTATTTTATAAGGATTATCTTTACAATAAATCCATTTTACTTTATCTGCTTGAGTAATTAAATTATGTTTTTTATCTAATTGCCATAATCTTAACAAATCGTTATAACGAATTGTAGCACGTACAGGTGCTGGTGCTCCTTTAAGGATTTCTGTAAACATTTCTCCTGCTCTAGTACTTTTACCTGAATATTTTTCTAGTTTTTTAACTGCTGATGGATTACCTAATTTAGTAAGTGGGATTGTACCATCTAGTATTTGTTTTTTAAATACTTTTATTTGATCTAAAATACTAGCTTTTTCTTCACCCTTTAATACTTGTTGTAAAATATCATTAAAAAATGATCCTAGAATAGGTGGGAAATTTGCTTTCATAAACTCCAAACCTTTAATATCTAAAGATTCTTTAGCAATTCCTTCTTGTTTAGTGATCCACTGAGCATAACGACGAGTTGCTCTAAAATAAGCTGAACGAATAACACATTCAGTTTTCATTTCAAGTCTGTGATCAGTTACATTAAAACATTCCCTAGCTAATCTATCGTAATCTTCATTAATTACATCCTGATATTTCATTGCTACCTTTTCTAGAATATCATCTTTTTCTTCAGCAGGGAGTTCTTCAAAGTTAGGATATAACTTAAGAAGTAAAGGTTCAGCATTAAAGTAGTTACTGTCCGTGTCAATGTAGCTGCAATAATTTTCATCTCCTGGATCACATACAAACCATGGTGTATCTTCTAAATGCTTCATAACTTATTTCCTTTTTTCTGGTTTTCTTCTATACTTAATGGTTGGGTATTAGTGTAATGAAAACTACCACCTTTACTTATTGGTATAATATGGTCTATTTCCCAATATTCATCTCTACCATAATTGTCCCAACTCATATGTTCATCAAACTGTTGTTCTAAATGTACAACCCATTCTTTAATACTACAACCTAATATTTCGATTTTTTTAGATTTATCTTTTCTTTTCAATCTTGAATTAATATCATTCCGCAAAACTACCATTAATCTATACTCAGGATCATTATGATAACGTTCTTTTTGATGTTTTCTACGTTGTATTCTATTAGATTCTTTAGTATATGGGTCGTATGATGAATTATATTGTTGAACACAAGATTTACATTTGTTTTGCAAACCATCCCAAGATTTAGATTCAATATTAAATTCACTGAATGGTTTTATTTCGTAACAAGTGTTACATTTTTTAATACCTTCTTCTAAATATAATTTATCTACTTCCTCTTTTAATACTTGTACTTCAGTGTTATATTCATCTTTTCTTCCTTCACGCCAATACTTTTTAGCTTTAGTATTACAAGGTTTACATTTATGGTTTACGTTTAAATCTTCAAAATTGAAAAATTCAAAACACCCGTTACACCTTCTTTGAGTTCCATCTTTGCTATATTTTCTTAAATCATTCATATGTAATTGATATCGGTTTCAATTATACATATGTAGAAGGTGTTTCTTCTAAATGTTTCATTTATATTGTTTTTATTCTTAAAATGATCTTTCACCTGGGATTGGAGGTAAATTAACTGGTCTATTTCCTTTAGAATCTAAATCATCTCTTTCTTTTAGTTCTACTTTATATTTTATCCCTGCTACTTTAAATTCTCCTCCTTGTTTAAGCATTTTTCTAAAGAATCTTTCTTGAGCATCACTCCATTCTTCACTTCTTTCTATTAATACTTCTTTAGGAACTTGTACTCCGTTCACAGTAATTAATTGGTTTTTCCTAATTGTTTGTTTTTTTAATGTCATAATATTATGTATTTATACGCATTTTACGCGCGTTTAACGCATTACCTCTGGGTTTGTATATGTTTATATGTCTAATTTTTCCACTCCCATTTGAATCCACCACAGGTTTTTTGTTTACCATTAGCACACTTAGTTATCCCAGTATAATGTGTTCCAATTTTTAACCCAGCTGATGATACGCTTTCGTGTAAAGTAATAAAGTTTCCTTGTATATCCAACTGTCTTACGGGTTTTCTTAATTTTGCTTTGTGTTCCTCGGTTCTAAAAGATTTTTTCTTACCTTTAGTAGCTTTACTAATATTAACACATTGTTCTAATGTTCGAGTTTGTCCCTTTATACTCTTTGATATTTTATCTTTAGTTTCTTGGCTACGTTTTATTCCTTTCATCCCTTTTGATATTTTATCTTTAGTTTCTTGGCTACGTTTTATTCCTCTTAATTTATCCCCAATAGCCTTATTATCTCGTGTTTTGTGGACTTCATACATTATCTCTTTAAAGTTGCTAGGTCTGTTAGCTAAACGTTTTTTATGTATAGTTGCTTTTTGTTCATCTGTTCTAGTAGCCCAATATCCACTATTACATTTACCTCCATTATCCATATTATAACCCTCTCCTAAAAAAGTGTTATATTCAGTAATATAACGTGTTTCTAGCGCGTCTACTTCATCTTCAGTACAGTATTCGAGTACATATTTCTTAAACGAATCTACACCGTGTTTACGAATAGAGGCTTTTATAGCTCTACCACTACCCCAATAATTATCTTCAATATCTCCTCGATGTTGTCCAATATATTTTTTACCTGTTTTTATTCTCTCAATACAATATATAAATGTTTTCATAGTCGTTTCGTTATGGTACGTTTATACATATGTAAAAGGATATTACAAGTCGAGAGATTCTTTAAATTTTTTCATAGCATCCTCATTTTTCATAATGTTATTCATATGACGATTTGCACACAGAGCTGATTCTTGGATTATTCGGTGTCCACTTAAGGTTATAGCTTCACTTAATGTTTGGAAATTCATTCCAAAGCGGAAGCTTGGTAAAGCTGTCGCACCATAAAGTGAATTTAATAAAATTTTCATTGTATATTGCATTAAATGATTATATTCACCTAATTCCTTATCTCCTGCTTTATAAGCTTCTTTCATTCGGTTTTTGTATACAACTCTTTCTTCAAACCATTTCTTTAGAATAGTAGATAAAACTGATTCTTTATCTGTTCTAAACATTGAACCATTAGCTGCTACTGCCAATTTACTTTCTTCAATCATGGATATTAATCTACCAACCTTTACATTAGTTTGTTGTCGTTTTTTATTCTCAACTAATAATTCTTCTTCAGGGTCACGTTCTTTTAGATCGTTAAGACCCAATCTATTATTACGTTCATTAGCATCTACAATACGCCCCACAAATGTTTCCTTACCTATGTTTATAGACATTATTATCGATGGATACAGTGATGTTAAATCTTCATCAAACATATATTTATACAACCCTGCTTTAGGACAGAAAAGATATCCTCCTGCGTAACTATCTTTCTTTTGAGGGAATGGTTCTTTTGGTGGTGGTACTATGTCTTGGGATAATAGATAAGCTGAAATAGCACCATCTTGTGAAATACTATTAGCATACACTTCACTATAATTGTGTTTTCCCTTATGAGATAAATTTTTAGTTAAAGCTAAATATTGTAGTTTTTCATCTAGTTTTTGTAATATTTCAACATCAACAAAGTTATACTGAATAAATTTATGGATATCTGTTTCAAATAATTGATCTAGATTACCATCATATTCAATTTTATTCATACCAACATATTTCTTCCCAATTGCATCTAATTTCCAACTTGGTTCATCTTTCCAACTATATTTTTTATGTAAACGGATATAATCTAAAGATTCAATACCTACAATATCTACATACTGGTTTTGTTTAAAGAAATAAGAATTACCTTTTTTAGCATTTACTTTACCAATAGGAGATAAATGATCAGCCCAATCTTTACCTATTGTTCTACACATTCTGTAGTATAAGTAGGGTATATCAAAATAATCTGAGTTATAACCTACTAATATATCTGGATCCATTTCTCTTATTGCTTCAACAAATTTAGCTAATAATTCGTTTTCTGTAGCACATGGAATAATTTCTTTATTTTTATTTTTTCCTGTTTTAGTATGTGCTAATTGACTTTTTTTATCTAAAATAAGTATAGACCAGTAATCTTTTTGTTTATCCCACCAAGCAATAGAAGTAATAGGCATGGGAGCATCTTCGATATATTCTTCAGTTAATGCACCTCCTATTTCACATTCAATATCAAAAAATACTTCCCTATGTCCCTTAGAAGGAACATCATTAGTTCCATA